GAGCAGGTAAAGACTGTAAACGAGAATAAACCAAAGGGTAATGATTGGTTCACAACAAGAGATTTTCGTAAGGAAACTGGATTCGGAATCACTAGATGCCATCAGTTGCTAAAGGAACTGATTAAGAGTGGTAAGCTAGAAGTTTATAAAGGATCACAATGGAATGAGGAGCAAAAGCAATTAACCAGAAGTATCTGGTATAGGTTCCTTTGATGCAACTCCATGCACTTAGGAAATGCCTCTTGGCAAAATGTTAACTGAGCGTTCAGTTTAGATTAACATTTAACCCGTCCGTTGCGGTCCAACGAGTAAACATTCCACCGTCAGAGAATTTAAACCTATGGCAGATTCAACAGGGGTCGCTCCCGTACAAGCAGAAGAAAATCAAGTAAAAGAAGATTCTGGACTAGTCAGTTTCGGAGATATTGCCGAGGCCGCTGGAGTAGAGTCATCGTTCTTTGAGAGTGCATCACCAGAACCAGAGGAACCAACTGAAGTTGAGGAGACTGAAGAGGTAGAAGAGATAGAGGATACTGAGGAACCTCAAGCCGCTGAGCTTTCAGAGGTAGAGGAGCCACAGGAGCCGCCAGCAGAGGAATCTGATGGAGTCAAAAAACGCATAGGTAAATTAATCGAAGCTAGGAATAAAGCCGAAGCTGAGACTGAGGAACTAAAGGCAAAGATTGCAGAACTTGAATCATCGTCTGATTCGCAGCCTGCTCCAGACCCAAAAGGAATGGATAGGTTTGAGGGAATTAAGGATCACAAGGAACTGCAAGCCAGAGAAACAGAAGCCGAGCATTTGCGTGAATGGTTATTGGAAAATCCAGATGGAGGAGAATACACCGACATTACTGGAGCAGAGCATGATGTTGATTATGAGCAGGCAAGAAAGCTTATGGTTGAGACTGATCGTGATCTAAGAAAAAACATTCCACTAGCAGCACAAAGACTACAACAGAGAGAGAAAAACAGGCAGGCGGCCATGCAAACATTTGATTGGATGAAAGATAAATCCAGTCAAGAAATGCAAGAGGTCCAGCAGGTACTTAATTCAAATCAATTTATTAAGGATTACTACGAAAGAGATCCATATGGAGTTCTCACCGTAGCTTACGCAATTGAAGGAATTAAGGCAATCAATGCAAAGAAATCTCAGCAAACGACTAAACAGGCAGTAGCACCAAAGGCACCAGTGCCTTCCCGTGCGACATCTGTAACTCGTAAGAAAACTACCAACAAAAAGTCACTTCTACAACAAGCAGCTTCTGGGCAGGTAGAGGATGCCTCCGCATACATCGAATCATTGTTATAAAATTATAGGAGAAAAATTATCATGGCTGGAATAGTAGAAAGAGATCAATCACTTAAACGGGAGTCACTCGCTGACCTCATGACCATCGTAGACAGAAAGTCCTGTCCTTTCATGAGTGCGGTTAAAAAAGGTGCTGCACCAAAAAATTCATTTGTTGAATGGCCGCTTGACAAGCATAAAGACAACTTAGTCCGCACTGCAACATACACATCTGGAGTTAGCGACAATCTTCCAATTGACGGTGAAGATATTAGCGCAAGCGATTTTGAAAATTATGATGATCGCACCAAGTGTTCAGTGTATCTTCAGTATGCTCGCAGAGTGCCTAAAGTCTCTCGTTTAGCTAACATGACTTCCGATATCGCTGGAGTCGGTTACAAAAAAGAGATGGCGAATAGTATAGCAAAAGCGTTGGTTAGTGCAAAAAGGGATATAGAAGCGACTCTTTGTTCATCACAAGAAACTGCACAGGAAACTTCTAGTTCACCATATCAGACCCGTGGTCTTGGTAAGTGGATTAATTCTTCTGCACAAGCAACTCTTCCAGTACCTGCGGACTTCCGCACTCCTGCTGGATCAATCAAAACTGTTGGTGCTTCTGCTGCACAGGAAGAAGATCTTCGTGACATCCTTCAAAGCATCTATGAGCAAACTGGTGAGTCCGACAAAACCTTTTACGGTCTTTGTGGTACGCAAGTTAAGAAAACCATTTCTAACTTCACACTGTTTACTCCTCGTACAAACAACCTTGTCGTTTCTAACAGAGACACTGACGAAGGTCGTTTGAGTGCTGCGGTTGACATTATAGAGTCTGACTTTGGAACCATTACTCTCAACCTGTCAAGTTTTCTTGAGCAGGATGCAAGAACTTCTAGTGCATATGATGCCAGTGAGGGACAAAACACATTGTTCATTCTTAATATGGCCCAGCTTGAAGTAGCATTCGCTGAAGAGACTAGCGTTCGTGAACTTCCAGACTTAGGGGGTGGACCTCGTTCGATTATCGAATCTGTATTTTCCTTGAAATCCTACTCTGGTGGGTTGGATCACGGTAAATACAAATTAAGCTAATTTAGTTTCATTCATTCGGTCTAGCAATGCTTGGTACGGAAGAAATAGTTATAGGTAAGGAAAACCTTACGGGAGACATTTGGGGTAGTCTTGCGGACATCTTTCGTGCCGAGCTTGCTGGTGCCGAGAGTGAACAAAAGAAGCTTATGGAGGCCGAGAAAAGGGTCTCTGGTGGAGAACGGAAAAACCTTCCATTTGGAAGATTACGAATGAAAGTTTGTCCAGAGGTATATCACTTCTGGGGAGGCAAGCTGGGTTACGAATGTTGGAAAGATAAAAGTTTTTTAAACTGGTTAGAAAAGCGGTTTGGGGATTTAGTCACCATCAATAGTAAGTCAGCAAAACTAGCGATATAGAGGTGCGTAGCATCCCTTATTCTAGGATTGAGCGAGGCATCGCAGCAATCGCTGGGATAGATCCTAGCAACCTTCTTGATCATGAGAAGGTAATGATTAGCGAATATGTAAATGATGCCAGCAAGTATGTCTGGGACTATTACCCTTGGCCAGAAGCCACTGTAACCGAGATTAGATATTTTCGCCCAGAGTACGATGAGGGTGTAGATTATGTAATTGGAGACGAAGTATTCTACAAAGGCAGGTACTGGAGGAAGTGGGCAAATGATGAGGGTGAAGGAAACGACTGGCAGGAGCAGCAAGAAGATTACGAAGATCAAAATGGAAGATGGTCAGAGGGCCAAAATCCAAGAGATGAATTTATATGGCATGAGATAGGTGACTTCGATCTAAACGAAGAATGGAGAGAAGACGGGATTTATTATGTTGGTGCTAAGATTGAGTATGAAGAAAAAACATACCTTTGCATTAAGCAATTAAATGGGACCACCTCGAGCGGATTAAGAGGAGTCAATTATTCTGTAGATGAAATAACTCCAAAAGATGGAACTTATTTCATGGAGATTGAGACCAAGTTTGAGCGTGTTATTGATTACGAGCAGGCAGGCAAGAATGTCATTGGCACCATGATTTCCGCTCACACTGAAGATCCACGGTATGAAGATACAACCCCATTGAACTGGGTAGAGGGTGCCGAGGGCATTTATGTAGAGACTCCAGAGACAGTTAACTTCATCTGGATGCGTTACCGTAAAGAAGCACCAGAATATTCTGAGAATACTCCAGACAATCCTGTTTTAAATTTCTTGGCTCCTGCAATAAAAGCATATGCTTATCGTTCGTTTTTAGTGGCAGACGGCCAACATGAGAAAGCACAATTGCAAGACCTGCAAGCCCTTGACTTGCTAGTTCGTGAGGTCGATAAATTAAATCACCAACAGGACCGAGGGCAGGCTGGAACTATATTCTCTGAACCGTACAGGAGGGTTACTGTAAAAGGTAATGTATACACGGAACCGACAGATGAAAAAATAGCTACTCTTTACCACAGAGGGGTCGATGTTGATATTACATTCGACTTAAAAAAAAAAGTAGAATTTGAAATATTCAAATTAAAAACAGGGACTAGCACCAGTGAATTCAAATTCTTTACAATCCATGCCAACATCGAGGGACAAATCGAAGGCAAGCAATACGATGCAGTTTACAGAAATGCATCTACAAGTATTAGCTTTGGGGCTGGGTCTAGTTCGTTTCTTATCCATAATAAAAATGTCAGCACTGGACTTACTTTCGAAGTTACCGTTGGCACTGCAACATGGACATCAGATCTTCTTTGGGAGAATGCAGATGTCCTATGGGATTCGCCAGACCAGCAGGACACATTTACTGCACAGGTGCATAACAGGAATGCATCATCATCGTTTGGATTTAGACTATCAGCAGGGTCAGCAGGATACGAATCTACACTTCAATGGCAAAATGCAGATGTTGACTGGGGTAATGCTGGAGGGACTTTGCACGAAGGTCTCACAAGTTCAGAAATCAATTTTTCAATTAATCAAATTACATTTACAAAAATACAAAGTTTGTGGTCTACCAATACTAGTCGCTGGCAGGTCACATCATTAAACTGGGGAGGATAAAAAAATGGCAACCTTGCAAGGAAAAGCAATCAAGGACACTTATAAAGATCTACTACAAGTGTCTACTAATAATAACACTGGAGTGACCAGTTCAATGTCAACAGTGGAAGATGGGGAAGGGACTTCATCTGCACTTGAAATTTCTACTACTGGAGTAAAAGTAGATGGTACACTCGAGGTCACTGGTAATGTTACTGGAGTGCCTCATGTTGATTACAGAGGTAACTATTCTGGATCTACTGCATATGTGGCAGATGATGTAGTTTTCTTTAATGGATCTTCATATATTGCCAAGCAATCATCGTCTGGCAATGCACCAACGAATACTACCTATTGGGGATTGCTTGCCCAAAAAGGAACAGATGGAACTGATGGCACTAATGGAACCCATGGCACAGATGGCACAGATGGCACAGATGGCACAGATGGCACAGATGGGGATGGATTTACTGGAGGTAATTACGATTCCTCAACTGGTGTAGTAACTTTCACATCTAATGATGGACTAGGATTTTCTACTGGAGATCTTAGAGCGCCAGATCCAGTGACTGATGGTTTTGATGGATCAGTTGTTTTCTTAGGTACAGAAACTTCTACTTCTAATGAAGGTGGGCAACTATATATAGGCTTACCACAAATTACGCATGCTAAACAAAATGCCGATCCAGAAGGAAATAATTGGAATATAGATTGTTATTATGATTCAAATAATTTTTACAGAAAAATTCCAACATCAATGTTTCCCTCGCCAGCCTCAGACTGGGCATTCCCTCAAGATAGTGATGCATTATTAAGAATCTTTTCTCCATTAACAAGAGGAGGCTTAGGTTTTGATCCATTCATTATTGGTTCTAAGGGTGAAATCCAAGTCAATGGACTTATTAATGTGCATAGACCCTTCCAGTCTGTTTCTAGGGCATCTGCATCTGCTGGTGATGTTTTATTAAAAGGTGCATATAACCTTTCTTCTATAACAGAAGGAAGTAGTTTTACTGGAACTGATATGCACTCCAGTAATCCTGCTATTTACAGTCCTAATAGTAATGCTGGTATAAGATTCATGGTCGAAGATTATCATGTTAATAACAGTAATACTGGAGGATACTGGGATCATTTCTTGGATAAATCTACCAATAGATTTGAGTTTTATGCTGACTCAACAAGAGTTTTAAGTTTATTCCCAAATGGTAATGGAGATATGTCTGGATCATTAACTCAAAATTCAGATGAGAGAGTTAAGAAAGATATTGCAGATCTAGACAGTGCGGAGCAATCAGTAGCTCAAGTATTAAAAGGGAAAATTAAAAAGTTTCGTAGAACTGATAAAGATGATCAGAAATTAAGATTTGGAGTTATTGCACAAGAAGTGGAATCTGCTTTTTCTGATGCAGGCTTGAATGTTGCAGATTACTCAATTGTTACTGAGACAAAGAATTATGCAAAAATCGATTCTAATGGAAAGTTCACTGAAGTAGTTGGAGCAGGTTACCCAGAAACAAATCTTGATATTCGCAAAAAAGTTACTCTCAATGATGGCACTGAGTACATTGGTGCAACTAATGATCATACTGATTTAGATGAAGCAGACCAAGCTGGTGAATCATTTGAAATTCATCAAACCTTAATTATTCAAGAGGGTGATGAAGATCATGTAATTATTGAAAATAGCGATATTAAAACTACTGAAATTCTTCCACCTGTTGGATACGAAGAGGTAATGCTAAAGTCAGTTGATTATAATCAACTTAATGCATTTATAATTTCAGCATTATAAGGAGGTAAAGCAAATGTCACAGGCAACAGATTATTTAGAAACAAAAGTCCTTACTGGATTACTGGGAGGGACAAATATCACATTCAATACTAAACCTTATATTGGTTTACTGAAGTCAGCACCAAGTGATTCCAGTGGAGGCACAGAGGTCTCTGGAACAAACTACGCAAGAGTGCAATGTGGTGCAGTTGGGCAAGGAGATTTCTCAGTGGGTTCAACTGGATCTGCCAACAACACTGGAGCATTCACATTCAATGATGCTCAGTCTAACTGGGGAACAGTCACACATGTGGGTCTTTACGATTCTGCAACATCTGGAAACCTACTGGTTTATGGAGCATTAAACACTTCTGCTGATATCCAGAATGGTGACATCTTTAAGATTCCAACAAGCGGATTCACAGTTTCAGTAGACTAAAATGTTTGTTGAGGTTAAGCAATTTCACTCTTCATTTGAGGGGTGGGATTGTGTGATGCTATGAGCGGAGGAATTACAGAAGAGTCCAGCCTAAAGACCAATACTGGCTTTGCCTTGAAGCTAATTGGAGGTGTAATTTTTTGTGTGTATTCTGGAGCAATGATCTTCGCTCGCATTAATACATTGGAGATGGAGATCCTACGCTTGCAACATGAGGTTGAGCTTAATAGCGAGTTTAGAATCAAATGGCCCAGAGGTGAGTTAGGTGCATTGCCAGACGATGCCGAGCAGAATATGCGATTAGCATTTCTGGAGAAGCAAGCAGGCAAGCATGACCAGTTGCTAGAGAAATTGCGATACGGAGGGTCCGAGTGAAATGGGTGAGGTCTTGCTTATGCTTCTTACGGGTGGAGGCAGCACTGCTATGGGTGCAATGCTCAAAGGTGTCTTTGGGTTTGTATTTGAAACTAAAAGGCAAAAGCATGAGCTTGAACTCGCGCGCGAAAGTCGAGCAAATGATAATTTCATTAGACTCCAAAAGCAGCTTTCTGAAAACGGTGATTCAGAGTCTGTTTCTTACACTCGCAGGTTTATTGCTTTTTGTGGTATTGGCACTTACTGCTTGTGCATCCTCCTCTGCACCGTATTCCCACAAGCGGAATTTATCTCAATCACAAATGCAACAGGGGAGGGTAGGACCGAGTGGTTATTCGGACTCCTCTCCTATCCATCTTCGCAAGATCCAATCATCCTCTCTTCTGGGCACCTCGCCTATATGGGACAAACATCCCTTTGTGCTATTCTTGGATTCTATTTCGGACCAAGTCCAAGACGATAAGTAATGGACATTAATTTTATATTCCAATTGATCACAGGTCTACTCATTGCAATGGGTGGGTTTGTTCTCAAAGGTGCATTCAATTCTTTGACCCAACATGACAAGCGGATCAATAAGCTTGAAGTGGACATGGCAAGGAACACTGCCGAAAACGAAAGTCTGTTTAAAAGATTAGATAACATTGAATCTAAATTGGACAGACTACTAGAAGGAAGACATGGCAAAGTTTAGATCATATGGACAACTGGATGATCCCTTTGTCGAGGATGGAGATCCTGCTTTTCGTGGACTAGATCAGCAGACTGAGCCTACTATGCTTCAAGCTGGATTTGTGCAGGAGGCAGAAAATGTAAGATTTAACCAAGGTGTAATTTCTTCACGCAAAGGTCTGGAAAAATTTGCAGATGTAACTGGTGGAAAGGCACTGGTAAAATTCTTAAACCCAGTTGATAATCGTGAGGATCTGATTGTAGTCACAAATGACAAACTGCTTGGAGTTGGAGAGAATGCAGTTCGAATTGATAAGTACGAGCAGAATGAAAGTAACTGGGATGACTTAACGATAAAATGGGAAACCCAGTCGCAAATTAACGAACAATTTTCAGATCCTTATGGTGACGATGACGAAGTTTTTGGTCTGCAAGTGTTCGATCAAATCATTTTATTTTGCAAAGACAATAGACCCAGAACATTTGATGGTGATGTAACTGGGCAGGGTGTAGTTGAATTGCCATCTACTCCACCAGCAAGCAGAAGTAATCCAGTCGATGGGCAGGATGATTCAGTTGATTTTGTCTGCCCTAATGCTCCATTTGGATATTATTTTTCTAATCGCTTAGTTGTTCCTTACTACGAAGACTCTCCAACCACAGTTGCTTTCTCAGATATATTTGAGCTAAACGAATTTGTTAATCTCAACACTTTTTTCTGCAACAAAGGAACTGCGGATGTAATAATGGGATTTTCTAGTTTCGTTGAAAACCAAATTTTGGTCCTATGCAAAAATAGCATTCATCTTATTAATAATACCCATGCCCTTGCTTCAAGCTCAACAAACTATGAGATCACTCGCCAGTATGGAGTGGCAGGGCATAGGGCATTTACTCAGAATGGATCTTATACATACTTTGTATCATCTGAGGGTAATATCCAAGTCCTAGTGCCTTCCAGTGACCCAGCAAAAGGATTAGGTATAGCAATTTCAAAAGTAACTTTAGACCAAGAACCTCTTTCTAAGCCAATCACTCCATTCATGGAAAGAGTGAATCTGGAACACATTCGTAAGTCTATTGTATACTACCACAAGAACAGGGTTTATTTCTGTCTACCTATAGATGGTTCCAGTGAATTAAATGCAATTGCAATTTACGACTCGTTAATGAGTACATGGGTATCAATTGATACTTTTGAAGATGAGTTTTTTGCAATTAGAGACATTAACTCAATTGACAACCAGTTGTATCTTTTGACTGACAAAAAAGTTTACAAGTATGAAACGGGTGCAACTGATGATGGACATTCTGTCTTAGCAAAAGTTCGTACCAGAGATTACATGATGTCCACTAGAGATGTTAAGAAGTTCGTTCGTGGAACCATCAGTTATTCAGCAGAAGAAGGATCTGCCTTAACAATCAGAACGCTCACAAAATCTCCAGACTCCACAACGCTTTGTAAGGAGTCATATGCAGAAGAGGATTCATTAAATAATCTAAGCAGGTTTAGCACTCGCCAGAGGGGTTATTCGGCATCTGTAGAGGTCAATAATACTGGGGGGCATCTCAAGGTAAAGTCTGTCAGCATGGAAGCATTTGTTTCTGCAGGGAAAGCATTAGCTAATTTCAAAAATGGGTAATAAAGCTACAGTCACATCAAGGACTCCTGCACTGGGTGTAGAGTTTTACCCAGACCAATTTGAAGATGCAGTAACTCCAGATGTGGAAATCGAAAACATTGATTTGTCTGCGGTAGATTTTACTGGAGCAAGTTTTGAGAATGTAGCAATTAATGGTGCTAGTTTTACTGGCACAATAACAGGTCTACCAGTTCAGCAACCAGTAGCATTAGATGATGTCACAGATGTCAATGCAACATCTCCACAGGATCTTTCTACTCTGCAATACCAAAGCAATATAGCAAAGTGGGTTGCAGTCGCTTCAACAGATTTCATAGATGCCATCATTGATGGTGGGTTTCCTGCGACTACCTATGTCGCTGGATTCGATATTGATGGAGGTGTAGCATGACTTACCGCAGGATCCAGTTACGCAGAGGAACAACCAGTGAATGGAATAATGCCAACCCTGCCTTGAATCAAGGTGAAGTAGGCATCGAGTTTACTGGGAGTGAAATCCGCATGAAAGCAGGAGATGGGTTCACATCATGGGTGGATTTAGATTACATCGATAAAGCAGGAATGGATGAGATTCGTGCAGAATATGGTGACGAAGTAAGTTTTGAAATTTGGTTTGATGCCAACAAATAACAGGAGAAAAATAAAAAATGCCAGCAACAGATATATTAGGAAAAATCGGAGAAAAAGTAGGAACTGAGTTTAGTGACTTAAAGGTCAGTTTAGGGAATATATATTCCACACAAGTTAGTCTTGGAAACTTAGCGAGTACAGTCAGTACTAACACTGGAAACATTTCTACTAACACTGGAAATATTTCTACTAACACAAGTAATATTACTAACTTGCAGAATGCTTCTAGTAGTTATGCAACAAAAGTAAGTCTGGGTCAGACTCGTGTTTCAATATCAAACATGTTGGATGGCACAACTGCATTCTCAGACCTTTCAGCATTACGAGCATCAATTGGAGATCTTACAGTTACTGGAACGACTACCACTCTCAATACTCAGACAGTTGAGATTGAGGATAATATTATTGAGGTCAATCTTGCACCTACCACTGGCAATGAAACTGCACAGACTGGAGGTATTCAAGTCAACAGAGGGACTGGTAACGACAAGGCCAAACTTATTTGGAACGATACTACTAGTCAGTTTCAGTTTAAATTGGGCACTGGTGATGCGAGTATTGAAAAAGTAAAAGTACCAAGTGGAAGTGCCATTGTAATTAATAATGTTTCTTTAGGTAACTACTCATCTTTTGAAACACAATTTAATGCGAATAAATAATGTCTGACATTCTTGGACAGATTGGTGCATTGGTTGGACAGGAGTTCAAGCATGTCTCTGATCGATTCCAAGACTTGGCTGGGGGTGATAACTATTCAGAAATAACTTATGATTCCAGTGGAAATGTTTCGAGTATATCAACATGGGTAGATGACACGAAAGCAAATTTGATTAAGGTAAAGACACTGACCTACACCACTGGGTCACTTACTGGAATTGTGGTTACAGATGGGAGTAATACTAAGCTAACTCAAACTTTAGCTTACGACTCGAGTGGAAACTTAGAAAGCATAGAAAAGGATTACGCATGAGTTTTTCTGAAGCAAGTAACAAGATTACGCAAACAGGGACTGACACTGATCTTAGTGGGTTGAATGGAGTGACAGGAGTAACTACTACAGTTCGTGGAAACCACACTACTTATACAATTGCTTCCACTCATTTCCTAGAGGTTCAAGGAACTCTTAGCATTGATCCTGCCTATGAGACCTTGCAATTGATGAAGCAAGCAATCAATGCAGGTAGTGGACATCCACTCACAGTAACAGGCACACTGAATCTAGGTGTGAAAACTTCTGCCAATGGGAAAGACAAATATTCAGTCGGTGTAGGAATTGATTTACCAAATGAGAATCTGACTGGTCAGATGTATCGTTTCTTTGGCATTTCGTTTGGAGGTAGTTCTACATTTTTGTGGAATGGTGGAATAATTCGTACTACTGCAACTTTGCGAACTGCAAATGGGGCAACTGTCACAGTCAATAGTGGGATCTTTTACAACCTTGCAGTCCAAGGATTATCTAACACAAACACATCTC